TTGCAACATTCTCTCTAGCTCATACTCCACGCACCAAAGTTAATGGTCAATATGAAGATGGAGATACAACTTGGTTTCGCGTAACCTTTTGGAATAGCAAGTCTGATGCCGTACTAGAGAACCTTAAGAAAGGTGATCGCGTTATGGTTATTGGTAAATTGACTCAATCTACTTACACCAACAAATCCGGAGAAGTTAAGACCTCACTTGATATTGCTGGTAACAACTTCTATATGACCGCTAAGACTCCTAACCGCCAAGCACCATTAGTTCACGCCAATCACGAAAAGTTTATGGATGAACTTCCAAACATTACGAGAGAGTTCCCAAATTGGTAGAAGAACTATGGGATACCGCTAAGGTCATTGAGCATCTCGGTATCAACATCAACAATTTGCGCCAACTTCAATACCGCCGAACAATCGCGTGGGTAAAGAAGGAGGGCAAGAGAGTCTTTTATTCCGCAGACGATATAAAGACTTATGCAAAAGTCAGGGAGTCACGCAAAGCAGTAAAATGAATCCTATGATTATTGAGCGAGATGTAATAACGATTGCCGATATAGATGAAGCAATCGCGCATCTTGCTGTGATGCTCAAGGACAGGTACGGCAATAGGCTGACTCATCAACGCAAGGCATTTCTGATGAGTGAGATGGACAGTCTGCTCGATGCCCGATTGGAAGCATTAAATGAGTCGAACAACAATCCTGAGTGAAGTCATCCAAAATGCAATGGTCGAGGCTATAGAGGCGGGTAATTACGCTTCAACTGCAGCCGAATCTGTTGGCATTTCATCCTCGACTCACTATCTATGGATGTCTAAAGGCGAAGAAGGAATTGAGCCTTATGTGGGATATATGGAGGCTATTAAAAAAGCTGAGGCAGAAGCAGAAATGTCGGCAGTTCGCAATATCAAAACTCACGCTGCTGATAACTGGACTGCAAGCGCGTGGTATTTAGAGCGCAAGTTTCCTGATAGATGGGGTCGTAAAGACAAACTCACTCAAGAGATTTCAGGTAAAGACGGCAAACCCCTTCAAGTTGATTCCAAGTCGCTCGTACTCGCTATGTTAGGTCACGCACCCGCGCAAATTGAGGATGCTGAAATCGTAGATGAGAGTAGCGATGGCACAGAGTCTATTTGAGCAATTAAAAGACCTACCTGCCGATGAAGCCACTCAGCATTTAGAGTCTTTACCTAAGGAAGCATTAGACGATCTCACTACATCGCCTTGGTGGTTTATAGGCAGACCTGAGCAACAAGAGCCTGAGGGCAACTGGAACATTTGGTTAATCCTTGCTGGTCGTGGATGGGGTAAATCTCGTACCGGGGCGCAATGGATAGTAAATCAAGCTCTTAATAACCCTAAAGCCCCTGACCTAGCCCCAACTGAATGGGCGATTATTGCTGAAACTTTTAGTGATGCTCGAAAAATATGCGTAGAAGGTGCAAGTGGCGTTTTGCGCGTGTTGAAAAATATGCGCTTGGTTGAAGGCACAGACTATGAATACAACAAATCGCTATGGCAGATCATTTTCAAAGATGGACAGAAGATTCATCTCTTTGGCGCAGATAACCCTGATGCTGGTCGAGGACTTAACCTTTCAGGGATTTGGGCCGATGAGATAGCGAAATGGAGATACCCCTATGCGACTTGGTATGAAGGTATTGCGCCGGCTTTGCGTATTGGTGAGAAGCCAAGAGCCTGTATTACAACAACCCCCAAGCCCATCACACTTTTGCGTGAGTGGATTAACCGCACAGATGGGTCAATCTTTATCACTCGCGGTTCGACCTTTGACAACGCAACAAACCTCTCACCTGCTGCATTGCTCGAATTGCAAGCTCGCTATGCTGGAACGCGCATCGGTAGGCAAGAACTATTTGGGGAATACCTAGACGAATCAGACTCAGCCTTATGGACTCGCGCTCTTATTGAAGAAGCCCGAATCAAACCTGAGGATGCACCTCCGTACTATCGTGTTGTTGTTGCTATTGACCCTGCTGTAACAAGTAACGAGTCAAGCGATGAAACAGGCATAGTTGTAGCAGGTGCTACCCCTGATGGGCATTACTACATTCTTGAAGATGCCACTATGCGGGGAACGCCTGAGCAATGGGCGCGCAAGGCTGTTGAGATGTTCCGCAAACATAAATGCGACAGAGTTATCGGTGAAGCAAATAATGGTGGAGATATGATCGAAGCCTTGTTGCGCCAAGTAGATACAACTATCCCTTATCGCAAAGTAACAGCAACTAGGGGTAAAAAGGTTAGAGCCGAACCTGTATCAGCACTTAGCGAACAATTAAGACTTCACATGGTTGGCAGTAACTTTACTCAACTTGAAGATCAGTTAGTTACTTGGGAAGCCGATAGCGATTCATCTCCCGATCGTATGGATGCAATGGTGTGGGCTGTTACTGATTTAATGTCGAACTCAGGTGCGTTGCGCTCGCTTGCTGCTATGGCTGATTTTTGTCCATCTTGTAGATTGCCATTAGTTAAGGGAACAAAAGTCTGCCCTCGTTGCCAAACCGCTATAATTCCAAAAGATAATTAAGGGGTTTCAATGGCATCTGCTTACAATCCAGTCGTTAATCAAGGCATAGATTTAATTTTCACCGTCACTTGGACAGACTCAAGCGGTGCGCCTATTAACCTTACGGGGTACACAATTAAACTTGCCGTAAGTAATCAGGTAACCTTAAGTAACCTTTTGACTTTACAGATCGGCTCAGGCGTAACTGTTTCATCGCCATCATCAGGCGTAGCGCAATTTCAGATCACAGGCACACAAACAACTGCTCTTGGCGTGGGAACTTATTACTACGGCATCAAAGCTACTTCCGCAGGTGGCATTAACTACGACTGGCTAGACGGCAACCTCACTATCGCTCAGGCGCGTGTATGACCGACAACATAACCGTCACTAATACGATTCAGAATGTCACGGTTACTAATCAGCAACCCAACATCACCGTTGCTGCCGTTGGCCCACAAGGCCCACAAGGCCCATCAGGTTCATCTGCGGTTTTCTACACTTTCAACCAAGCAACACCTTCTGCAACTTGGACAATCACTCATAACCTAAGTGGATACCCAACAGCAGTAGTTCTCGACTCTGCCGGAACACAATGCGAAGGCACATTTTCATATCCCACCAATCAGCAAATGGTAATATCATTTACTGCAGCCTTTAGCGGTACTGCTTACATAATCTAGGAGAATAAATGTCGCGTAAATTTTTAGTCAATATCGACCTTAATCAAAACCAGCTTCTCAATGCGGCTATTCAAAACCTAGCGACTGCTCCATCATCGCCAGTATCAGGTCAGGTTTATTACAACACCTCTACTAAAGCTCTTTACATTTACGATGGCTCAAACTGGAATCAAGTTGGCGGTATCACCTACGGCACACTCTCAGCTCGCCCAACCGCTTCATCAGTTTCAGCAGGAACTTTTTACTACGCAACAGATAACTATTTGCTTTACTACAGCAATGCTTCAACTTGGCAACAAGTAGATAACTTTGGTACAGGTCAATCAACAACTACATCTGTTGCTGGTTCTTCTGCTGACGGAACATCTACAAACTTTGCTCGCGCCGACCACGCACACGCTGGCCCGGGCTTTGGAGCAGTAACATCACAGACAACATTTGGTGGTTCATCCGCTAACGGTTCAGCAACAACCGTTGCTCACTCAGATCACACACACGGTACGCCTTCACTTGGCTCATCTACACCCGGCGCAGTTGCTTCAACATCAGGTGCGGCTGGCTCTGCATCAACAGCGAGCGCAAGCGATCACACACACGGTCTAACACCTGCAAACTTTACCCTTGATACTTTTGGTGCTCCTGCTGCCAATGTGTCTTTCAATAGCAAGAAGATCACAAACCTTCTTGACCCAACAAGCGCACAAGACGGTGCTACTAAGAATTATGTAGATAGCGTTGCACAAGGATTGGATGTAAAGGGTTCTGTTCGCGCAGCAACAACAACCGCAGGAACACTTGCTACTTCTTTTGCTAACGGTCAGGTTATTGACGGAGTAACGCTTGTAACAGGCGATCGCATCCTGATTAAGAACCAAGCAACGCAATCAGAAAACGGCATCTACACAGTTAATGCAAGCGGCGCACCAACACGCTCTACCGACATGAATATAGGTACAGAAGTACCCGGAGCATTTACCTTTGTCGAAGAAGGAACAACCCTTGCCGATACAGGTTGGGTATGTACCACTAACGCACCTGTAACAATCGGTTCTACCAATATCGTCTTTGCTCAATTCTCAGGCGCAGGAACTTATGCTGCGGGTAATGGTCTTAGCCTTTCAGGTAACACTTTCAGCTTTAACCCAACCGCATCAGGTGGCTTACAGGCTGCATCAGGTGGCGCATCTATCCTGCTACAGACCAACTCAGGTTTAGCGACTACTTCAAGCGGACTAGCCGTAGGTGCTGGAACAGGTATCAGCGTTTCAACGGGTACAGTTTCTATTGACACCGCCGTTGTAGCTCGTAAGTTCTCACAGACTCTCTCAACATCATCTACCTCTTACACCATTACACACAACCTTGGAACACTAGATGTAATCGTTCAGGTTTATGCCGTATCCGATGGTTCAGAAGTTATTGTTGATAACCTAAGAGCCACAACAAATACAGTTACTTTGAACTTCTCAGTTGCTCCATCTGCTAACGCATATCGCGTAGTCATTCTCGGATAGTTTCTCAGCGTGTGGTGCGCTATCATTACGATAGCCTGAACCACAAGGGGCATTAACGAGGAGCAGACACATGGGTCTAATTGACCGTCTAGCAAAAGCAGTAGCACAGCAGATTGAAAAAGCACCAAATGTAAATTTGCCAGCAGGTGCAGTTGTGATGAGCGAACAAGATATGCGTAACGCTAATCAGTATCAAACTTATGGGCAACAAACACCGCTATTGCGTAATCCTCTTATGTCAGGAGTGCCATTTGGGCCGGGGCAACCTATTTTGCCGGGCGCGATCAACCCACTACGACCTGACGGCAGACCTGACCCACGCCGTTATGAATATCAAGTCGCGCAAAACCTTAACATTGGTAGCGAGCAGAAGCTCGTACAATTCAAAACTCTTAGAGGCGCAGCAGAGCAGATTGACATTGCTCGCCGTTGTATTGAAGTTCTTAAGGCAAAGATTTCAGGTATGGATTGGGATATTGTCATCTCAGAAAACGCCTCAGAGAAGATCATTGCTGAAATTGGTGGCGATCACACACGCGCTATGTCCACCGCGCGCGAAAAGTTTTCAGAGGAAATCTATCGCCTAAGAAGTTTTTGGGAGAACCCTGATCGTTCAAATGGATTGACCTTTATTGACTGGATGATGATGGCACTTGAGGAAATCCTTGTGCTTGATGCTTGGGCTATTTGGCCTCAAAAAACTGTAGGTGGAGATTTATACGGATTCCAAATCCTTGATGGCTCAACTATTAAGCCAATGCTTGACGATCGCGGTATGCGCCCAATGCCTCCACAAGCCGCTTACCAACAGATTCTTTACGGCTTCCCTCGCACAGAATTCCAAGCAAACAGCGATGACCCTGATGCAGATGGTGAGTTCACATCAGATGACTTGTCTTACTTTGTTCGCAACCGTAGAGCTAACTCTGTTTATGGTTCATCACCTGTAGAACGCGCTCTACCTTTGCTCGACCTTTACTTGCGCCGTCAGCAATGGCTACGCGCTGAATATACCGATGGCGTAACACCTGAAATGATGCTGACTTCTGATGCTGACTTTGGTAACGACCCATTGGTAATGAAGCAGTATGAAAACATCATTAACGATAACCTTGCAGGACAAACAGAACAGCGTAAGCGCGCTCTTATCTTGCCAGCAGGTCTAACACCTCAATTCTACGAAGGCTATGGCGAAAAGTTTAAGTCTGCTCTTGACGAATACCTCATCACCTCAATCACAGGTCACTTTGGCGTTCTTCCAACTGAAATTGGATTCTCTCAACGCGGTGGCTTAGGTTCATCAGGTCATCAAGCAGGAGAAGCAATGGCAGCGCAATCTATTGGTGTTGCTCCACTTGCTCAATGGATTGGCAGGATGCTGACAAACATCTCCTATACCTATCTTGGTATGCCACGCGAACTTGAGTTTAAGTTTATGGTTGAAGATGCCCACGACACAGAAGTTGAGGCAAAGAAGTCTGACCTTGAAGTACGCGGTGGAGCTAAGACTCTGAATGAACGCCGTACAGAATTAGGTTTGCCACTTCTTGATACCCCTGCTGCCGATCAGCCAATCCTTGTTGCTGGCAATGGCGTGTATCTATTCTCACCTGACGGAATTGTTAATGCTGCTAATCCAGCAGGGGCATCAGAAGAAGAAATTGACCCTGACACAAATCCACTTCCTGAGGCTATTTCAGCACCTTCTGTTTCTGATTCACAGACAAGCGTTAAGCCTTTACCTAACAAGAATAAGCCTTTACCTGACACACCAAAGCCAACAGATGACATTGTCAATACAGCAGACTTTGAAAAGGCTGGCGTTCCATCAAAAGCAGAAGTTAAGCAAGGACTATCTCGTTTGAAGATTTTGCCTAACGCTGCAGGAGATCATCCTGCTTCTGATAACCCTGAGCAAGTTGCCGATAGCGTTTCTAGCCCTTGGCCGATCGTTGAAACAGAGAACGGTAATTACCCAGTCAATCCTGATGTATGGGAAAAGGCTCAACTTACCCTTGTTAATATCAAAGAACTTTATGGCACAAACACGGCTTTAGATCGTTCTAATGTTGCTAATCACATTGAGGCTATGGGTCAAGCTCTAACTGCTTATCGTAGTTATCCGCTTGTCTATAACGATGGCGATAAGAACATCATCATTGACGGACACCATCGCCTATTTGCTATGTGGCTACTTGGTTTAGATCAAGCCCCTGTATGGCTAGGCACACCTGATATGGCTAAAGAAGCGAGCGCAGAAGTTAAAGCGTTCCTCAAGTGGGCTAAAAAGGGTGGAGCAAACCGCCGCGACTTTACATTCAAAGCACTAGACCCAATCGTTGCTGATGCTCTTAACCGTTGCGCCTTTGATGGCGATATGGATACTGCGTACTCCTTGGCTAAGGCTTATCTGCAATGACCCTCGGTGTCCATCAAGTCGATGGGCGCATAGCGGCTAACGCAGCAATCAAAATCCGCGCCGCGCTCCGAAAGAGCGTAAATGCGAAAAAGGTCATCTTAGATTACGCACTTACTCACCCAGTTAAGTCTGACAATCCTGCTCAAGATCGCGCTCGCGCTCGCGCGTGGGCTATGCACAATGTCAATTTAGATCAAACCGCTTTAGAGCTAGTGCTGAGAAAACATTACGCAGATATGTATGTGACTGGCGTTGTTTCTACTTACGAGGCATTTGGCAAGGTTCAGCGCAACAAGAAGGCTCAAAAAAATCCACCGCATAATTGGAATCCTGACAAACTAGCCCTTAACGCGCTTAAGAATGTTGTGAATTGGGATACTTGGAAGCCGGGTAACGCTGCCGCTTCTGCACTATTGAAGCCACCCGGCGGGTTAGAGAAACTACTCAACGGCATCAAGATCGTGTCACTAGATATGAAGAATACTAGTTATGACCGACTTGGTACTCAACTAGCAGATGGAATTGCAGTTGGATTAAGCCCTGCAAAGCTCGCATCATCTATTCAAGACTCATTATCAACCCCTGAACGCTCTTTGACTATTGCTTTGACAGAAGGCTCACGCGCTGCCAATGCTGCAACTATGGATTCTTATGCCGCACTTGGAGTAGCACAGATTCAATGGGTTGCTGCTGACCCTCAAGATGAGGAGTGCGATATTGACGGTGAGATAGTTGATGTTAATGGTGAGTTCTCTAATGGTTTGACAGGTGATGATTTACCAGTTCATCCAAACTGCCGTTGTTCTACAATGCCTGTTGAAACAGATTATGCAACATTTGATTACGGTGCTGCTTTGGATGAAGCTCTCAACGCAGACGAATGAAATAAGCATTACAATTTAACATAATCCGAGATAAGGAAACTCAATGGCTCTTAATCACTCAAATATCACCGTCGGTACAACTCCAACTTTGCTAGTCACAATTCCAAATGGTGTTGGTTATGTAGCCGTTCAAGTTAATAACCGAGATTCAGCCGCAATTTTTCTTGGCGACAATGCGGTAACAAATACAGTTGGTGTAAATGGTGGCCAAAATCTTGCCGCAGCAGGTAGTGTCCAAATATGGATGCACGGTAATGATTCTCTCTATGCAGTTTCAGCAGCAGGTACATCAACAGGCGCAGTTTCAGTTATCTACTCAGCCTAAAACTTATGTCAGAAACTTTTGTTCCACCTGCGGGTGCAGCGAGCGCAGCAAAACGCGCACTTGGCTGGATTGCAGATGGTAAGGCTGGAGATGGTTTTACTAGCACAGGTAGAACAAGAGCAGGACAACTTTCAAGACGAGAAGGATTATCAACCGATACCATTATGCGTATGGTGAGTTTTTTTGCTCGCCACGAAGTTGATAAAAAAGCCGAGGGGTTTAACCAAGGCGAAAAGGGTTTCCCATCAGCAGGTCGTGTTGCTTGGGATGCTTGGGGTGGGGATGCTGGAAAGTCTTGGGCTGAAAGTATCGCTTCAAAATTAAACAAGGAGAAAGCAAATATGGCTACAGATTTTACTAATTCGTACGCAGCGATTATTAAGCAAGAGAAGCAAGAGGATGGTTCACTTTTAGTTTATGGAAAAGCAACTGATGACTCTTTGGACATTGACCAACAAATCTGTGACGATGCTTGGCTTTCTTCGGCTATGCCTGAATGGTTTAAGTCAGGTGGAAATATCAGAGAACAACATTCATCTATCGCAGCAGGAGTAGCAAAAGAATATGAAGCTAAAAAAGATGGTCATTACATTAGCGTTCTTGTTGTTGATCCTGTTAGCGTTAAAAAAGTGGAGTCAGGCGTACTTAAGGGATTCTCAATAGGTATCAAGTCACCTCGTGTTGTACGCGATCAAAAGGCGGCTAACGGTCGTATTATTGACGGACAGATCGTTGAAGTATCACTTGTTGATAGACCTGCTAACCCAAATGCCAAGTTAATGCTTGCTAAGAGCGTTGAAGGCGAAACATCACTTGTCAAGGTTGAGGAATACTCAGAGATCGAAAAGAAAACAGATTATGAGGCAATTATTCCTGAGCGCAAAGGCTCACCTGCTGATAAAGACCTGTATGCAGAAGTAATTGCTGCTGCTAAAAAGAAGTTTGAAGTGTACCCATCTGCCGTTGCGAATGCGTGGGTATCAGGTGAATACAAACGGCGCGGTGGTACATACTCTAAAAAAGAAAAGGGAAAATCTATGTTGGCAGAAGTCATCAAAGAATTACACGCTGATTCGGCTAAGTTCGATCAGGCATCTTACGATGCAGCGCGTAAAGCAATAGCACAACTCATAATCGCAGAAGCAAGCGAAATGGCAGATACCGACTCTGATGAGCGCGACAGTATTGACATTTTACTTTCTGCCCTCAAGCACCTATTCAATTTTAAGGATGGGGAAGTAGAAGAAGGAGAAGCAATGGCTACAGATGCCTCAATGCTAGAACTAGCCGCTATGTCAGATGAAATAAAATCTATGCATAAAGAAGCTGGATGCGCTGACTGCGAATGCGATGGTTGCCAATCATGCGATGGTTGCGATGGCGATAACTGCAAGATGTGTAAGTGTGGATATGGAATGGCTAAGTCTGCAACTATTGACAAATGCCTCCAATGTGGTTGCCACCAACCTGCAAACGATCACGGTCTATCACAGGTCGTTGTCACAGGCGCAGCCCCAACACACGAAGTAGCAAATGTTTCTACTGCAACAATCATGACACCTGAACAAAACGCTGGTTCAATCAAGTCAGCCGAAGGTGAAGAAGTTGTTGCCGAAGATAAGCCAGCAGAAGAAGTTTCTGAGGAAACTCCTGCTGAGGTTAAAGAAGATGAAATTCTTGATGAGAAGTCAGTAACGGCTATCATCGAGAAAGCTGTAAAGAGTGCGACTGAAACAGTCAAGGCTGAGATCGCTGAACTTCAAGCTGCAACTAAGGCAGCGGAAGAAAAAGCGGTAGCACTTGAATCAGAACTCGTAACGGCAAAATCAGCGGCGTTATCCGGTGGCCCAAAGCGCACAGGTCGCGTTGCTGTAACTGATACAAACGAGCTACTGCTCAAGGCTGCTGAATACCGTCAAAAGGCATTAGCAACCTCAGACCAAATTCTCGCCAAGGGTTACAAAGCACTTGAAAAGGAATACATGGCGAAAGCCGTGCCTACCAAGTCTGTAACTTCTGACGAGGAATAACCCACACTCGAAAGGAACTACATTGGCTCTTACTGCCCCTAAAGCAGCAGACCTCTTTGGTGATGAAGTATCACCTAAGAAAGCGGCTAAGCGTATGGATGAGTTTCAGGATTCCCTGAACAAGTCTTTCTCGCTTCCAAACACAAATGGACTAACACCTGAGCAAGACCCAACAGCAGCACTAGAAGCACTTGCTGCAACTAAGTCACTTGCTCCTGATGCACTAGCAGGTCTTAACAATGCAATCGCTTCACAGCGTTTGGCTTTGCAAGATATGCAAAAGGACATCACACTTACAAGCCCACTATCAACATCTTTCGCAGCCTTCGACCTAGAAGCACCTGCAAAGCTATTGACACCTCGCCCAACACCACTTCGTAACCGTATCCCTCGCAAGAAGGGCGTAGGCACATCACACCGTGTCAAGCGCATCACCGGTTACACAGGTACAGGTACAGGTGGACAAGGTCAGATTTGGCCCGGAGTTACAGAATCTACAACCACCGCTTTTGGTTCAATTAACTTTGAGCGCGGTTCAAAGATTTCATACAGCTCAGATGATCTGATCTTGCCTTACAACTCTTACTCACTATCAGATAGCGTTTCATTCGATGCTAACTTCTCAGGTCTTGGTTACCAAGATCTCCGTCAGTTGTCATCAACTTCTACCCTCTATGCAACAATGCTTATGGAAGAAAGAATGATGCTTATGGCGCGCGGAACTGCATCAGGTTATGCTGGCGCACTTGCTGCACCTGCAACAGTCACACTAGCCGCAGTTTCACCTGCTGGTTCTGTTACTGCTCTCGCTAACAACACCTACTACATCTATGTAACAGCAGATGCTGGTATTTCATCAACTGGTTTTGGTGAGTCAGTACTTTCAACTGTTCAATCACAAGCAACAACAGCACAAGCAATTACAGTAACGATTTCACCTGTTGCTGGAGCTATTGCTTACAATGTTTATGCTGGAACAACAACTGGTGCTGCAAACGCTAAGTTCCAAGGCCGTACAACAGGTACAGTCTTTACTCTTGGCGGTTCAGGAACAGGTACAGTCGGAAACCAAGCACCATTTAACACAACAGGTGCAGTAGCAACTCGCGCTTCATCAGATACCTCTGCTTATGCAACAGGTTACGATGGAATCTTGCCTACAGTTCTTGGTTCTAACTCAGGTTACAACTACAACATTAACTCAACCTTCTCAAATACAAATCCGGGCACAGAGTTCCAGACTGTATTTGCTAACCTTTACAACTCAGTAAAGGCTGACCCTGATGAGGTATTGCTTAACGGTGCAGATCGCAAGCAACTCTCAGATGCAATCAAGGGTTCAGCAAACGCTAACTACCGCCTACAGATTTCACAAGATGAAACCTCAGGCGTTACTTACGGTTCTGTTGTAAATGGAATTGTGAACGAAACCACAGGAAAGTCAGTACCACTTACTGTTCATCCTTGGCTTCCACAAGGTGTTGCTCCAGTACTCAGCTACACATTGCCTATCCCTGACACAGAGGTAAGCGATGTATGGTCTAACTACATGGTGCAGGACTACATGGGAATCCAATGGCCTGTAACTCAGTTCGCGTATGAATTCTCAACTTACTTTCGTGGAACATTCTTCTGCGTTGCTCCTGCTTGGAATGGCGTAGTATCAGGAATCACAGCTGCTTAGTAAATAGAAATCTAAATGGGGGGAGAGTCGTAATTGGCTCTCTCCCTGTTTCTTAGGAAAGGCAAAATAAATGGGCAGATTAGTACCGCGAGATGGTTTCGCAAAAGAAGTAGAAATTAAAAGGCAATCAGGTTCTAAAGTTTTACGCGCTGGCAAAAATGGAATCTATAATGTTGAAAATCCAAAAGACATTAAAGCTCTTAAGGCAGAAGGCTTTACTGAGGGCAATTTAGCGTTACACACACACGGAGATAGCGACCGAGGGTACACTTGTACCAACTGTGGGTTTGGTTCTTGGTTTATCAAATGTTCGCGTTGTGGTCACGAATCGTCAGCCCCTAAAAAAGACGGAGATTAACAAATGGCAGCAGTATCCCCAGTAACCCAATTCTCATCAGGCTCATACCTGACAATCGCCGAGTATAAAAACGCTCCAACCGCGATTGACTATAACAATTTGGTTAATGGGGGTACTTCTGCTCAACAGGATGCCGAATTATCAGCCGTTATTCAACGCGCTTCATCCTTCATAGATATTTATGTGAACCAGCCTCTTATTGCTCAGAACTTCACAGAGCAATCTCGTAGCCGTATCACCAATGAGGGCTATTTGGTTCTTTCCCCTGACTACAACAACATTGTTTCCCTCAACAGCCTCTCATACGGCTCTGTGCCTACGAATATGGTCGTGGCATCAGCATCTACTCTTGCTGCTTGCTGGTTTGAGAAGTCACAAGTGATCTACCCACTATCTCAATTAGGGCTTACATATAGCTCACAAGGCCCACTATCTTTTGGTTTCCCACCTACCAACGGCACAAAGATTTACGCCTCTTACAACTACACCGCAGGGTTCTGTAATGGCTTAATCTCAACTGCTACGGCTGGTCAGACTTCTTTCACAATGATTGACCCAATCGGTCTTACTGCTGGAACGCTAGTAACAATTTATGACGGCTCAAATACCGAGCAAGTTGTGGTTTCATCTAACTACACATACGGCTCTAGCACCGTCAATATCACCTCTGCGCTTAAATACACCCACGCATCAGGAGTAGCAGTAGGAAATATGCCTCAGGCGATTAAACAAGCCGCAATCCTTCTTACAACCGACTTCCTCAAGGTTCGTGGCGATAACTCATTAACAATGGCAGTAACTACCCGCGCATCAAGCGGCCCAAGCGTTCAATCTATTGTTGGCTCAGATATTGAACTTGCCAAGCAACTACTCGCTCCATTCCGAAGGATGCGTTAATGTCAGTAGGTCGTACACAGTTACGCTCCACTCTTTACAGTTATTTAGTTGGGGCAACTATCCCTACCCTCAATCAAATCTTTACTTCATTTCCAAAGCGCATTAACTTTCAGATCAACGCTCAACCGGGGCAACTATCTCGGTCGGCTTGCGTAATCTTTATTCAGAGCGAGCGCGAAACTCGTTTGGCTATTGGCGGCGCAACAAGCGGCTGGAAGCGCGTTGATTTTACTGTTGTCTTACAGTTGTTCCATCACTCCGTACAAAACAACGCCGAGGATGCAATGACGGATTTTGATACACTAGTGGACAACATCAAGAATACGCTTCGAGCTAGTCATAACTTCGGTGATGCCACCCAAGTAAATGTTTGGCAAGGAGCAGAACCAGCGATTGACTGTCTGTACGGAGAGCCAGTTACTTCGGATAACGGAGCAACGGAAACTTGGGCAGAGATTCGATTTGATGTTACACAAATGATTCAGGCTTAGGAGAGCAATGGCAACCTATATTTACAACGGTGACGGTGAGAAGGAATTTCCTACTCTTGGTTTAACTGTTAAATCCGGCGATACTTTTGATTCAGCAGATGAGATCGTTAATGCCGATGTCACTCTCGCTTCTGCACCAAAGAAAACAACACCAACACCGGTAGCCGCGACTACCACTACGCAAGGAGCGTGAATAGATGACACTACAAAATACCCATCGTTCGTACATAGGTATCGCTAAAGAAACAACAAAGGGAACTGCGGTCACAACACCTACCGCCTACATTCCTGTTATTGCGAACACCGTCAAGCCTCAAGATATTTATGCACCTTTGTATGATGAGGGATTAAGAGGCAGCCTTGTCAAGAACTACGCCTATCTACAAGGTCGCGTTCACTCACAATTTGACTTCGGTGGAGCAGTATTCGCTGACACCGTGATCTACCCTCTTGCTGGCGTACTTGGCGAAGATGTAGTTACAGGTTCAGCTCCGTATGTTCACACACTTTCACTTAAGAACACAACAGCAACAGCCTCAGATGCTCAACCTTCTGCTTACACAATCCTTGACTACTACGGCGCAAATGTTCGTACTTGGACTGGTCACCAATTCAGCGATTTCTCTCTCAAGTGGAACGCAGATGGACTTCTTGAATATGATGCAA